GAGCTGTTAAAGGAGTTCACGATCAAAATGATTATCGGAATATAGAGATACGCATAAATGGCGGTCATAAAACCGCCGCGAAGCAGTCGACCGATCATTCCAGATCCACCTTCTTATTCAGAAGGCGTGATGTTTTCAGAGCCTTGAAAATATTCAATTTTTTCTCTTCTCCAAAATCTCTCCAAAACTTTTCACCAAAACCAATGACCGATGTAGAACAGAGCGACCATCACTAAGGCCGCGCATTTTACAATAATTTTTCTCGTGATCGGGAAAAAACGGCCATTCAAATGACCAGTTTGATCCATTCCTGCCCGCGTGTGTCATTATATTTATCGGTGGTTGCCTGTACTTTATGACCCAGCAGAGTTTTCGTGTCGATCCCCTGAGCACGATATAGACGTTCAGACAGGGAGCGCTGTTCGTGAAATGTTGTTGGGGTTTTTCCCTCCGGTGGTTTAATACCCGCCTTATCCCTGGCTTCAGCAAAATAATCACTCAGGTTATCTTTGCTCATTGGCTGGCCTTTCTTCTGTAGCTGGCTATGAATCAGATACGGGCTTACTATTCGGTCCCGGCAACCTGCGATTACTTCCCTGAGAGTCATCCCGACCGCTTCGCTGTAAAGTGAGAGCGGTAACGCCAGCCGCATCCCTGTTTTTCCCTGGATCACGTGTAAGTGATCATCCCACACATCAGAGAATTTCATCCTGACTATGTCCTCTCTTCGCTGGCCGGCTACCAATGCGAGCAACATGGCGTTGCGGATATAATGCCCTTCCGGAGCGACGCTGAAAATCGCTTTCCAGTCCTCGATGCTCAATCGTGCGCGGGAAACCTTTGGTATTGGCTTACGCGTCGCCTCAGGGGGATTCCAGCCGGGCGGTACCTCACCGGCATGTTGCGCTTCACGGTAAAGATCTATCCACACCACGCGATTATTCAGCGCTGTACTCGCCTGGCCTTTATCAAGCCACTCTTCCAGGAGAAGGGAAAAATCACGAACCTCCAGGCTGCGCAATGGATGGTTCCCCAGCCGTTCTGCCAGCAAATTTGCCATCCTCATTTTTTCTTTGAAACGTCCTTCCGATAACTCCCCATTGCTCACCCTGGTTCGCTGGACTTTCTCGTACCTGACGACCCAGCCTTTAAGGCTAATTCCCCGAGTTTTATTGGCTGCCGGTTTTTCATCAATCTGTTTAAGGAAGTAATCGGTTTCAGCAGCTGCAATTCTCTGGTTGGCTGTAGCAGCGATTTTCTCCGCTTTGGCTTTGTCGGTACCAAGCCCGTGGAATTTGCCGGTGACAGGATTTTTGTACTGGTAATAAGTTTTGTCCGTGCGGCGGTCAAACCGGGCATAAAGCCCGGGTATAGATATGCTATTTTTTCGTGGCCTTGGTGACATGATTTAGGATCTCCTTCAACGCTTCATCGTCGTCCTCGTGAATTTCGGGTGCTACCCCGGCGGCACTTGGTCCGACGTAGATCGCGCTGCGATCAACACACCATCGCCCACGGACTTTTTCAGGTTTAGGATTGATATAGCCAAGCTTCCCATACTTAACCAGAGTGGTATTTGTGATCTCAAATCCGAATCGTCCGGACTTCCACTCCGCCAGGGGTATCAGATATTGTTCTCTCATAGCCATCACTCTCGACAGCCAGCTGCGATCATAGGTGAGGCAGCTGGCTGATGTTGAATCTCATGAATCAGCCAGCAACGCAGCCATGCCGAAGTTGTTATTCATAACGTGCTTCTTCTGCCATAACTGCGCGTGCCATGTGGACTGCCTCTTCAGGAATGTCGTTCATTGCCCGGCAGTAAGCGGGGTTAGCACACAGGCCCTGAAGAGCTGCAATCGTTAGCTGTTGCTCGTAGGAGAGGGATGTCTGCTGACTGTTTGCTTCAGGCTGCTGTTCAGGTGTCTGTTGGGGTTTTGCAGTAATAACCGGTGGACCGAGCACTACCGGTTTTGGCAGTTCAGGGCGACGGTATTCAACGATCGCATCAAGCGCGATTTTCTGACGATCGCTGATATCGTCAGACCACTTTTCAAGAATCGTAGTGGCAACGTCCTGCACCTCTTCATCGCTGAGATCGGGCGACAGACAAAATTCTGTTGTTGTGATATCTGCAATCAGTAGCGGGAAAAGATGCTCGATATCTTTACCCGTGGTGGTGATGAGATATTCAATATCATCCTTATCAACGATGTTTGTGCGCCCGGACATCAGCTCGTTTAATGCGTGGGCGATTTCAATCTCTCGATCATTTAATGCTGGTGGTACTTCCTCTTTTTCGACTTCATTTGAGGTGTTGTTAATCAATGTATCTACTGAAAAGATACCATCGCCCAGGTTCTCTACGCGCGGCTGCTCGCTGACCTGCGGCGCTGGCTCTGCATTCTGTGTGAATGCCTCTTTAAGCTCTTTATCGAACTGCGCAGCTTTTCCCGGGCAAACTGCTGGTGGCAGAGTTTCGCTCTGTATCGACGGTTGGGCTTTATCATCTGTCTTTTCCTCCGGGATAACGCGGGGTTTCGCTTTGCATGCAATATCTATGGTTTTCTGATCTGGCTTCGTATGATTCGATTCAACCAGTTCGCGATTGATGTACTCACGTAATTTGATCGGGTTTAGCCAGAGGTCTTCAGGCGCAGATTTGATCAGGGCGATGATGGCCGCGCGGGAATAGTCCAGAATGCCTGGCGTGCCGCGCAGTTGTGCCCACCATGCAGTGAACTGGGGATCCTGCGCTGCTTCTGCCATTCCTTTCGCGGCCATCATGAATCTATTAGGGATCCAGTAAATGTCGATCTCGTCGTACATGCTCAGAATTGCAACCGCTACTTCGATACGCAGAGTGGAAAGGTTATGAACCAGATCAGGGCTACGGTCGGTCTTATTGCCGCCTCCAAGAGTGGCGCCCGAGTCTGTGTGGCTTTCTTCGGTGATGGTGGCAGCTTGTGGGCGCTTATCTACTGGCGTGTCGAGCCACTTGGCGATCTGCTTTTTAATGTCAGGCCATTGTGATGATTCTTTTGTGTTCTCGCGTACCCAGGCCAGTAATTGCTCCTGGCGTTCCGGCGCCAGCGACAGAGCACGGGGTTCTTTCGTCAGTGCTTCTGTCAGTTCACGGGTAAAGCTGCCAGCATCATCATTAACCAGGTCTACAATCTGGCCGTACTGCGCCTCAGTGATTCCAGGAACCGAGCCGAACAGTGCCAGGCAAGCTGCCCGGGATGTCTTGTCGAGCCGCGCAACGATTTTAATTTCTTCCTGAGTCTTGTTGTCCTCCCATTCTTCGTTTGCGTCAGCTTCTGGCTGTGGCGCCGCAGCTGGTTCGCCAGCGTTCACATTCCATACTGCCACGCTGTCGAAAAACTCAGGTGAGAAAACATCAAGATCAGGGCAGGGAATACCTTCGTGGTGCTCCCAGATTTTCACCTTAAAGAAATCATCAATATGTTCTGGATGCTCAGCCGCCAGCTTACCGAAAATAACAGCTTCAGCGATGGCTTTTGTGGACGCGTTTACCGCGATGGCAAGTGGTTTTAAATTAGGGTGTTTTTTTAATGCTTTATCTTTTGGGAAGTAAGCACCACCAAATACTTTTAACTCAACAGACATAATAACCTCGTTTAATATTTGAAAAATGATGTTGAATGAAATGGCTTGCGGATGCCGCGTTTTATCTTTCTTAAAGCGTCACGTTTTTCTCTTTTTTCATTGCATTGCTCACATAAATAAATCGTGCGCCTGAAGGGATATATGTCTGTTTTCTTTTCATGCATTTCCGATTTTTTATATTCGTGACAGCAAACAGCGCAATGGAAGGTGTTGTCATCCATATCAGTTAAGATATTGGCGCTTGTGGTCGTAATAAGACATGCCACAGACGTTCTGTGCTTCTGCAAAACTCGCAGACAGCATGCTAATGTCCTTTACAGCACAAGCCGGGCAATGAAACTCTCCGAGCACGTACCCACCGTCAAGCACAACGGTTACATGGCCAGAGGTAGGCAAATGGACCACGCCTGAAATAGCACCGTTAACATTAAATGTGGCAAGGTCTTTATTTACGATTGCTAGGCTCAATTCTACGGTAGTAATAGTTGGTTTCATTTCATGATCCTTAATTTAAGGTGTGGAAATCCCTGCCGTTTAAGGCATCGATTTCTAACTGTTTGCAATTAAATGTTTGTCGGATTACGGCGTCAGTTTTGACGCGTAAAAATTCAGAGTTCAGGGTTGCCTTTCTGAGCCAGCAAATAACAAAGTTGTCGAAGTTTTATTTCAAACCAGTTAAGGCGGACTGCCTGTTGCCGTGATGGTTGACGATTAAAGTCTGTCATAATGAATTCCCTATGAAGGTTTTTAACAGCCATCTACAATTTTCGATTGCCCACAACTGGAAGCACACTCCGCCAGCTAACAAACCAATCCCCATTAGTGAAAGAGTGGAATGCGCTTCCATGTTGCAGACAAGTTTTCTGCTAGGTTTAAGCAAGATCAGTCAGTGTTTTACGCATCTCTTGGCTAACGTTTCTGCCAGCCCTTTCGCAACGAACAAGCAATTCTTCAGCGTCAGAGAGGTGATTGAAGAGTTCGGTCAATTCATCAAAATCAATACCAATTCCGGCGTCAGCTGCCAGCATTGTATCTTTAAGATGATCGATATCCCCACGTAGTGAACTAGTCACTTCTTGCGCTTTAATTGCTAACTCCGTTACAGCGCCAGCATTCACATACCGAACTGCTAAATCTAAATGTTGTTTAGACATGTTTTCCTCTCACACCTACTGCTGAGCATATCTTGCGAATCATCCGGTCATTCATACGCCACCGGCGGCTACTTCGTGGGCATCCTGCCTGTTCGCTCTGTTTACCCTTATCGCCGGGTAGGCGGAACGTTTACCTGTCGCACCTGTTGTGCTTCGATGAGTAGAGAATACAACATAAAGTAGACGTGTCAATACTAAAAGTAGAAATTCAAGAGGTGTTTGCTACTTTGTGTGGTGAGTTAAGGCGTAAAAAAACCCGGCATGTGCCGGGTTCTTAGGGATTTTTTTACTTCTGCGGGGTGTTGGCGTACTTCAGAAAGAAATCATATAGCTGTTTATACCGCATTTCGAAAGCCAGTAGCATGTTCTTGGCTTCAGCACTTGGGAACTGCCGATAGACTCGGACCAGCCGCTTTTCGTCTTCGCTTAAATCACTGAATTCCCCATCGCTGCCAGTGTCGGATTCTGTCGCGGGGAAGCCCATAAACTCAGTTTCTGGAAGCTTAGTAGGCGCACTTTCACCTTCCCCGTAGTCAAGCCATGCCGCTTGGACATTTAGCCAGTCAGCTATCTTTTGCAGTTTCTCATCGCGTGGCTTAGCCGTGCCCAGCGTATAACGACGAGCCATTTCGTATGTGACATCGCAAGCCTGGCTTAAATCCTTCACAGAACGGCGCTGTTTGCGCATTTCTTCTGTCAGCCGGTTCGCGAAATCCTGATGTTTATTCGCTTTTTCTACCATAGGTAGAAGAGTAAGACACGGCGCGTTCATAGTCATTTCTATTTTTCGTAGTTGTATTTTCTACTTTATGTAGTATATTGCAGTCATCGACTCATTCAGGAGAACACGATGACTACTTCATACAAGAACATTACGGAGAAGGCTGTGAGGTCGATTGGTTCTGTTTCGGCCGTCGCCCGTAAATTCAACTTTAAGTCCTCACAGTCAGTAGCAAACTGGATTATCCGAAACCGAGTTCCAAGTGAGCGAGTGATTAAGCTCTGTGAATTTGGCGGCTGGACTGTCACCCCGCATGAGTTACGTCCGGATTTGCATCCAACCCCTACCAGCGGAATTCCTGTTCAGGATATCCCACGTGCGCAGAGGGAGTCTGAATGATGGAAATCAAAAAACTGGCATGTGAGCTGGAGTCCTGGGCGCAGGAAAAGGGCTGGAAGACAGTTACGCAGCTGATAACCCCGCATCACTTTGGCGATCTGCTTCAGTCACTGGATGACGTTTCGGATCCGGACGAGTACGCACGCAGGCTGCACAACAACAAGCAGATTATTCAGCGTGCATTCCGTAACGATACGCCTAACTACCTGAAACAGGCGGAAGCCCTGAGCTACGCCATCCGTACCGCCATTGATAACGAACTGGCACAGAAAGACTGCATGCATTACCGGGCGGCCAAGGTTAACAAAGAGTGCATCGAAGCCACCAATGCGGTCTTCACGGGCAAACCGAAACCGGTAATCCGGCGAGAGACACTGGAAGCGATCGACGCGCTGGCGCAGCTGGTAGGCGTCAAAGTGAAGCTGGTTTCGACTTGTTCGAACGCAGCTTAGTTCAGTTGTATCGAGGTGTTCTATGAGCATGGAACTGATGGTCCAGGCGATGAAGGTCAAGGTAGGCAACCCGCTTCGCAAGCTGGTCCTACTTAAACTGGCCGATAACGCAAGTGACCAGGGCGAGTGCTGGCCGAGCTATCAGCATATCGCTGATCAGTGTGAGATCAGCCGTCGTTCCGTCATGAATCATGTTGCCGCGCTTTGCGAGTCTGGACTGATGCGAAAAGAGACCAGATCGGGGCCGAAAGGCAATGGCAGCAATTTCTATCGATTAACCCTGACCGGTGCAAACGCCAGTTCGAGGGTAGTGAATGAGATTCACCAGGGTAGTGAAGCAAGTTCACCAGGGGCTAGTGCAGGAGATTCACCAGATGGTGCACCACATTCACCAGGGGGTAGTGAAGGAGATTCACCCAGAATCAGTCACTCTTTTGAACCAGTCAAAGAACCAGAAAATCTTTCTTGTCCGGACGCTTCGCCGTCGGACGGAAAAATGACAAAAACCGAGTTTTTGAAGCGCCACCCGGAAGCAGTGGTTTGCAGCCCTGCGAAACGTCAGTGGGGGAGCCAGGAAGATTTGACCTGTGCGCAATGGATTTGGAAGCGCGTGCTGAAACTCTACGAGGAGGCCGCAACCTTTGACGGCGAAATCGTTCGCCCGAAAGAGCCGAACTGGACCGTCTGGGCGAATGACGTGCGTCTGATGCGCACCCTTGATGGCCGTAGCCACAAGCAAATTTGTGAAATGTTCAAGCGCGTTCAGAGCGATACGTTCTGGGTTCGCCAGGTTAAATGTCCGGCCAAACTCCGCGAAAAATGGGATGACCTGATTATCCGCCTGTCGGGGCCGGGCACAGGGCATTACCAGGCTGGTGGACGGGATATCAATCAGATCCCCCGTCCCGATAACACCGTTCCGCCAGGATTCAGGGGGTAAGCATGCAAAACGCAGGTTCTATTTTCGATCGCCTTCGCCGTGTTATTCCGGCTGGCATTGAACCCAAATTTAAAAGCGCCGAAGAGTTGATGGCCTGGCAGCGTGAGGAAGGGCAAAAACGCGCTGCGGAGGTAGACAAGCTCAACCAGCAGGCGCGTGCAGAGAAAATTTTCGGGCGATCCGGGATCCAGAACCTGCACCGCAGCTGTAGCTTCGCAAATTACACCGTGAACAGCGACGAACAGCGTCATGCGCTGAGTATGGCAAAGAGCTATGCGCAGAATTTTGGCTCGGGCTTTGCCAGTTTTGTCTTCGCCGGAAAACCGGGCACCGGCAAAAACCACCTTTCAGCGGCCATCGGCAATTATCTGCTGAAGCAGGGGCGAACGGTTCTGATCGTGACGGTGCCCGATCTGACCCTGCGCGCCCGGGCCTGCTACGACGAAGGACAGTCCGAAGCCGCGCTGCTGGATGACCTCTGCAAAGTGGATTTATTGGTGCTTGATGAAGTTGGTATTCAGCGAGACAGCCGCGGCGAGAAAGTTTTATTGAACCAGATTATCGATCGCCGTCTGGCGGCCATGCGGCCTGTGGGTGTGCTGACCAATCTGAATTACGACGCGCTGGTAGAGACCCTTGGCGCAAGGGTTATCGATCGCCTGCGCATGGACAACGGCATTTGGGTGAATTTTGACTGGGAGAGCTATCGCGGAAACGTTAGCCACCTGAGACCTGTTAAGTGAATTTTGAGGAGAAAATAATGGAATCAGTAATCGACGCATTGAAAGCAATGGGCAAAGCAACCTATCTCGATGTAGCAGCACGCCTGGATATCGAACCCGTAGAGGCTCTGAAAATGCTGCGCGAACAGAAGGAGGAAGGGTTGTGCGATTTCTACGATGGATCATGGTCGGTCGGTACTGCAAAGGAGCAGAAGCCGAAGCGCATCAGACCAAAGCAGTTATCACCGCTGGTTGAGAAAGTGCTGTCAGCAATGCAGGGGCAGGGGGCCATGAGCTCCAATCAGGTCGCTGAGAAGCTGGGTAAAAGCCCGCGAGCCCTGAATGCATCGCTGGGTGCAATGTGCAAAGACGGTCTGGTTATGCGCCATGTGGACGGGAAAAATATCACCTGGAGCTTGGCGGGTGAATCGAAAATTAAACCAGAGCAGCCGGATGCCGCTGCACTCGACGTCAAGTTAGCATCAGCGCCGGACAACAAATCCCTGGATGAAATTATTGGGGACATCCCGGCGTTCGTTAGTCGTCCTGATGACCTGATTATTCCGTCGCCCCGTTATATCTCGAACGAGATCCGCCGCACAAAAGCGAAGCTGTCGAACCTTCAACGACTTCAGGCTGCCGTTCGCGAGTTGCGTCGCCACAAACATCTTCTGGAAGGTATGAGCCATGAGTAATTTGCCTGTCTGTCCGCGATGCGGGATGGCGCCATCTATAAAAATTCGTAGCAGGGGAATTAACTGGGGATCAGCCGAAATCCGTTGCTCGAACGGATGCACAGGGCACCGTGCGGGATTTTCCTTCCCGCCTGGTGGTGAGGCTGCTGCCCGTCAGGTTCTTGAAAAAAAATGGAAAGAGTTGGTGGAGGGAAAATGAGCAATTTGTTATTTCTCAAATGCATCAAAGACACTGAAGGCTGGTGGACTGAGGGCGAAATGTACCCAGCCCGTGTTGTTGCCGGAGGTTTTGTTCTGATCGGGGATGATGATGAACTGGACGGAGAGGAATGGAGCGCCGCGCCGATAGAATACCGTGAAGATGGGTCAGTGCTTTATCAGGTCGGCGGAGTTGATGGTGATGTTTTGTTTGAGGAGTCGGCACAATGAGCACTACCCTAAAAGCTTGGCTAAAGCAGACCATAGCAGAGCTTGAAGAAGAGCGCGATGCGACGCCCGGCGCTGTAAACGAAGATGCCGCTATGGCACTTGAGGCGATGAAACGGGCTCTGGCGTCTCTGATGGCTGATCCTGTAGCGTGGACTGATGAGCAAGAATTGCGTGATGTTGAGAAATACGGCTGCGGCTACCTGTTTACAGCAAACCCTATTACGCCGAACGCAGACCCGCATCGTGTTATCAAACTATACACCGCCTCGCCAGCTCCGATGTTACCGGAGGAAATGCCAAAAGGCCTGGCAGGTCAGATTGTCAGCCTGCTGGCGCATAACATTGGCGATAAATTATTGGCACAGAAAATCTGGAACGCCTGCCGCGCCGCCATGCTTCAGGGGGGCGAACATGTTACGACGGCTTACAAGTTGCCGGAAGAAACCAGTTCATCTTTGCAATTGCGCAATTTAATCCGTCAGCGCCATGCTGAATGGTCACAGGCCACGTTCGGTGATGTTGGTCCTGTCGGCCCGCTCAAGCATCTGTCGAAAGAGGCACTCGAAGCAGCAGAGGAACCTGATGATCTCAGTGAGTGGGCTGACATGCAGTTCTTGTTATGGGATGCACAGCGCCGCGCCGGTATCAGCGATGGTGAAATTACAGCAGCGATGGAAGAAAAGCTGAAGGTTAATATGGCGCGCCAGTGGCCAGAGCCGAAAGACGGCGAGCCGCGACTGCATATCAAAGCAGCGCCGCAGCATGAGGTGAAAAAGTGTACCTGATGGAGCTGATATCAGGCGCAGTCTGGCTGGTGGTTTTTATCGTGCTGATGGTGCTGGTTTGGAGAAGAATTGATTATTGATTAATCACTTACCCGCTTCGGCGGGTTTTTTACGCCCAAATTCTTGACCCTCTTTTTTTTGGTGTTACTGTATAAATATACAGTGGCTTTACAGGGGTGGTTATCATGGGTTTTCCATCACCAGCAAAAGACTATGCAGAATCAACGCTCACCGTCGGCAGACTTTGCGGCTACGACGGTAATTGCCGGACTATCGAAACTTCAGCCGGATACGCAATTATAAATGTTGCCAAAAGACCGAAGGCGGGTGACACGGTTTTGATCTCTTTCTGCGGAAGTTGGGACTTCGCTTCTGTTCAGGGAAAAGCACTCATCACACAGGATGGGGAGGCCATCGAAGGCGATTCACTGGATGACGCGAATGTGCTTGGGGTAGTGACGTTCTTCCTGAACCGTGTAGCCGATAATGACCTCTTGCCGGTGATATGAGCTCCATTAATCCTGTGCATTAGAGCCGATCGGTTAGACAGGTCAATTACGGTTAATTGATCTTTCTAACCTATTAGACCTTCAGTAGGGGTACTGCTTAAGTTACGTTCAGCGCGCAGGGGAAAAAGGGCCGACCCTGATCTGTCGGGGATGACTGAAATGAATAGGATTTTTCGTTATGAATGAGCAAGAATTAATCGCTGCCGTTCGCCCTGCTGGACGTTATGAGGTAGTGAGCCAGGAGGATGGCTCCTTTATTGTGATCCCGGTGCCTGCTGAAGCAATACTGATTACCCGAGAAGCACTGCGACAATGCCTTGAGCGCTTCCGCAACCCTGACAACTGATTTATAATAATCAAGCTGGCCTGAACAACCAGCACCTGTCGCACCATCACCGGAGAATAGTGATGGCGCAAAGAAATACCCCGATTTACCTGGACCGTCCATTCCTGCGCGGTTCTTCTGCTTATGCTGGTGGTCCGGCATGAAAAAAGCAGACCGCATCCATCTTGCGCGTGTGGCTGAGCTCGGCTGCATCGTTAGTAAAAATCTGAACCTTGGCGGAACGCCTGCGGAAATCCACCTTATCCGTATAGGGCAGGGCACAAGCCAACGTGCTGCTCATCGAAAATCAATTCCCCTTTGCCATACACACCATCGCAATGGCGGTTACGGTGTGGCGATTCATGCTGGCCGCCGCGCCTGGGAAATGAAGTACGGCACTGAAGCTGAGCTTCTGGTGCAGGTGCTCTATCTGTTGGGCGAGGAAGCCAATGCCTAAATACATCATCACCCCTGTTGGAAAACCCCGCATGACACGCCGTGATAAATGGAAAGAGCGGCCGCCAGTGATGCGATATCGCATGTTTTGTGACGAGGCCCGCCTGCATGACATTCAGGTGCCGGAGAACGGTGCCCATATCACTTTTGTTTTACCGATGCCTAAGAGCTGGAGCAAGAAAAAACGCGCAGCTATGGACGGGCAGCCGCACCAGGTAAAGCCAGATCTGGACAATCTCACAAAATCGCTTCTGGACGCACTGTTCGAGGATGACTCCCATATTTGGGACGCCCGGACATCAAAAGTATGGGGCGAAACCGGCATGATAATCATCGAAGACATTGGAGAGAAAAATGCGTGACATGTACAACGTAATGGACCGCTGGGGAGCTTGGGCGGCTGCTGATAGCAGTGGAGTTGACTGGCAACCTATCGCGGCTGGATTTAAGGGGCTGCTGCCACACGGCAAGAAGTCACGCCTGCAATGTGATGATGATGAAGGGATTATGATTGATGGTTGTGTCGCTTGCCTGAAGAAACATAAGCCAGAAGAATATGAACTAATAATCGCTCACTTCATCTTAGGGATTTCATTGCGCACTATTGCAAAAAAAAGAAAATGTTCTGATGGAACGATACGAAAGCGTTTGCAAGACGCATTAGGTTTTATTTCAGGGGTGTTAGCAATGTTAAACGTAGCCCAATAGGGCTACGTTTAACATGAAGAAATGATAGCTTTTCCAAGCGCTTCCGCCATTTTGGGAGGCACTGCATTTCCGATCTGTTTGGCTTTAGAAACCATAGACCCAGTGAAGATATAATCAAAAGGGAATGTTTGAAGCAAAGCAGCTTCACGAATAGAAATAGCTCGGTCTTGTTCAGGATGGCCAAATCGGCCGTTAGAATAGCTGATACAGCGGGTGGTTAAACCACTAGCTGGTTTATCCCACGACAAACGGCCATAGACATCGGTGTGCCCAGAATATTTTCTATGGCAATCTAATATCAAATCCTCGGGCCAGGATTCACGTCCTTTGCCTTCTGGAGTTGCCTGTATACGTTTTATGTTTATAGCGGATAACTTCGCGGCAGTATGATCAACAACCAATTTATGACTCTCACCGGCGGCAATGGGCGGAAGAGAACCTATCCAATCCCTTACAGTAGCGAATGGAGTTTTAAGACCATCATGCGTTTTTTTGGGTAAAGATATAGCAGTATGTTTTGATGCCAATAAAACAAATCGCTCACGTGTCTGCGGTACACCAAACCATAAGGCAGGAATTACACCATAGTCGAATTTATAATCAAGGGTTTTGAGGCATTCCAAAAACTTCTGAAAATTGCCATTGTTTATATCAACGTTTTGTATGCCAGGAACATTTTCGATCAGAACAAAGTCAGGGGCATAGTACGAAACAAATCGAGTGAATTCACTCAAAAGGTCTTTCCGGGGGTCATCTTGATTTCGCGCTTTATTTTGCTTAGAGAAAGGCTGGCATGGTGCACAGCCACAAAAAAGCGTCTGAGCATTACTTTTTTGTGACTGAGTAAACAAATGTTCAATTGAGTCAACACTGGTTTGTCTGATGTCACCATGAACGAAATGTGCTAATGGATTGTTTTTCTTAAAAGTATTGGATGAGTCAAAATCAATGTCCAACCCAAAAACAATATCCATGCCAACTGATTTCAAGCCAGCACTAGTACCACCGCAGCCGGAGAAAAAATCATAAACATGTATCTTCTTAGTCATTTAATACCTCACTCATAACCTGATAGTATCATTATCTAAGAAAAATTGCAGCATCTCTCTTGTTTTTGTAAAAGCCACATGGTCGCTAGGTATTTTATTTAATATTCTTATTTGAGTTTCGAAAATGTCATCACCAGTTATATTTTCTTCTCCCGTGTCGAGTTTACATATCTCCATGGTGATTTGCTTGGAATCCGTAATTTCCTTAGCGATGGAATCTCTGTATGTTTTATAGTCTCCGTGAGTGTTTTCAATAATGAATTTTTCTGGCGTTAAAACAGGAAGGAAGGAGATTTTATCATGAATGAAATCAATGAAGTCTCTTTGCATCTTCGTTTTTTGCTTAATGTTTGCGACCCCATTAGAACCATCGCAATGAAATTTTATATCTTGATTGATAATCGTTTTAATAATTTCTTGTAGGTTGGAGTCTTCGTTCACAGGAATTGAATTTGATGTTGGGAAATTATTTGTTAGGCATTGATCTCCATCTAGTAAAAAAATAACGTTTTTAACGTTTGCAACACACAGCGGTACTGCAATGTTTTGATATATGCTTCCTGCCCCACCAGGGCAATATTTCACATCGAAGGAGTTCAAAAGACCCATGCCACCTATTCTTAAAGCTTTCTCAACGAATTTTTTAGCTAAACGATCTTCAACAATAACTGTTTTCTTCTCGATACGTTCGCCAAGGATGAAGAATGACTCTTCTGGACTGACGTTTTGAAGGACATCCACTTTACCAATCTTGTCATTAAGACAAAATAATTTTATAGCTTCCTTCGGTAAGTCTTTGACTATCGATGAAGAATGAGTAGATATGACTATCTGGTGTTTTTTCTTCAGTGCTTGTTCACTTAAGAAATTCATAAGATTACATTGTGCAGCAGGGTGAAGTGATACTTCAGGTTCATCTAATAAAATTAACGAGGCTTTTTGACAGTCCATAAGTTTATGTACTAAAATAGAAACTGCAAATTCCCCACTTCCGGCAAAAGCCTCTGAATATTTCAAATTTTCAGATTGTAGTATAATTGTTGGCGCTCTGTCATTGGTGAATAATGAATGCTCCAGTAATCGGATGCTTTTGTATTTCCTGCCAAGTATATGACCAATTATCTTAACTTTCTCTTTGTCTAATAAAGTATTGACAAATAATTTATCCTTTTTCCCTTTGTGTGGTTTGTAGGTTTTAAGGTCATTGTCAATAATATCTTTAAGCATTTGACTGCGCTTTCGGAGATAATCTTTTTTTGGGTATGTATGAAAGTCTGAATGATAAAAGAATTTATCAAATGCACTGATGGTAGCGCGAAAATCTAAATATATAACATTTTTTTCAATTGCTTTCCATCTGGTTTTCAACTGATTAGGTGACAGTATCTTCTCAGGCATTGCTGCCATGTCATCCGATCGTATGGGTCTGGATGGCTCCCAATAATCAGGGTCGTCTTCTTTTGAAATACGAGTCTTGATAACCTCTACTATCTTGTTTGTCGGTGCATCAAAATATCCATAAATAAAACGTGAGCGCCCTTCATCCTTAATTTCATCAACATCTGTTGAGAACCATAAACTGCCGAGTGAATAGTTGTTCGGCGAGCCAAAAAGCGCCCTAAGAACGGAGCTTTTATTTGTTCCATTTTGGCCCACAAGAGCTGTGATGGGATAGCTAAAGTCAACCTTACATCCTTCTGTAAGGTTTTTGAAAAAAGGGAAGCGAATATGTCTGATGAAGGGCTCAATGTCTGCTGACTTCATAACACTTCTAAGTCTTTGTATATAGTTCATCTTATTTTCTTTTTGTCTTGTTCTCGAGGATTTGATCTTACAAAAAGACTCACGCGTACGCAAAAACTATCGTAATCTGATAAGAGTGGTAACCACGTCACACCGCTTAAAGATCGAAAACCTGCCAAATTTGGTGGGGCCTCTCGTTTGAGGCTGCAAGATGGCGGCATTTTTTCTCCAATGCTAAAGTTAATGTGGCATTCGATAATGCTCTCGATACATAAAACACTGGGTGGGGATACACCTGCATCGCAGAGAAAACTGCATGACCCATGACCAGCAACTCATTGCTGGTCTTTTTTTTCCGCCATTAGCTCAACTGGAAAGAGCACGGAGCTTCTACCTCTGTGGTTCGGGGTTCGAATCCTCGATGGCGGACCAGAGATTTACTTCATTAACGATTTAGTATTTTTAACGCCAACACTCTCACCGCTGCTATATAATTAAATCCTCACAAGGAGGAGACGGCAATGAAAGAAGGTTTCTACTGGATACAGCACAACGGCAGAGTGCAGGTGGCTTACTACACCGATGGTGTCACTGAGGATCTTGAAACGGGCCAGACAATAACTGGTGTCTGGCATCTGACACGAGGTGATGATATTTGCCATAACGGTGAGGCTGAAGTGATTGAAGGCCCACTGTCTGTGCCATTGAAATGAATATATTCATCTGATTACTTGGCAGATTCTTTGTACTGCACATATGCTATTTAAGCATCCTTCGGAATGGATGTGTTCTGAAAGCATTTTGGTGGTGAATCCCCCTATGCGGAGGGGCGTTCCAGCAGTTACCTGAAAAGGAAACCTCTCAGACGCGGGAATGTTTGCTGGAGTAATTCTCACCGGGAGGCACCCGGCACCACTCTCTAAGCTATTGCCAAATTAGCAACTATGCCTGCTGTCCGAGCAGGCTTTTTTTTTGCCGACACAGATAAACTATTGACCGCATGAATATATCCTGAGTAAGTTATGCATGTGGTGAATCCCATCTAAGCGGTGGGGCGTCTGGTTAACTGCTATTTGCAGGTATGCGCGCGACTTTGATAACCAGAGATAAGTCACCGGGAGGCACCCGGCGCCACAAATTTTTCAAACTTTCGTCCCATTGGAAGGGTATAGAGTGTTCAAGTTTAATTCATCCTTACTTGCGATATTTCTGCTTTCAGGTTGTAGTTCTGATCTGGTTTTAAGCCCACCTAAACAACCTGATTACAAACCAATGCCTGACATCACCCAGTCTGTGACGCCGACGCAACAGCGTGCGATCATGGCTGGAGAGAGGCCTGATTGGTCAGAAAGAACACCAGTAAGCGCTGCGAAGCGATATTAATAAACGCTTATCTAATAAGGCTGCCATTGGGTGGCCTTTTTTATTTCCCCTCAAATTTACTGAGAGGATTCACAGCAATATGAGGGGGACCGATGTCCGATCCATTTTCCGGCACGGGGCTGGCCGGTTTAGCTTTGACTGGAGCCAGTGTTTACGGTCTATTGACCGGAACTGATTACGGTGTCGTTTTTGGTGCATTTGCTGGCGCCGTATTCTACATAGCGACAGCGGCTGACCTGAGTGTGTTACGTCGCCTGGCATACTTCTTCGTGTCGTATATCGTCGGCATTCTTTGTTCGGGGCTGTTGGGTTCAA